CGCCGCGTCGGAAGGGAACTGGGAACACACCTAAAGGTGTGTGTTCCGTTCCGTTCCCTTTTTCCGCCGTTTTGCCCAGGGAACGGAATTCCGTTTTTTTCCGTTCCGTTACCTTGTTCCCTTCCTTGGCCTGTGGATAAGTCTGTGGATAACTCATCTCAGCGCTCCGACTTTCGGATCAGCATGGAGCTGGCGTGCGCATCGTTGACCACCAGCCATCCGTGCTCGAAGGCCTCGATGATCTCGGCCACCAGCAGGTCTGCAATGGGTTTCCCGGTGGCGCTTGGCTTGATGTAGACCTTGGCCGAGGCCTCGCTGACGTCCATCTTCTGGACCAGGTAGTCAACCATTGCCGACCTGCTGAGGTAGGGTAAACCATTACGTTCTTCGGCACCAGACGACCACCAGGCGTTCTCGAAGGTCTTGCGATGGCTGTCGATCTTGCTGTCCTTCCTGGTTGCTGTCGGAGCCTGGGCCTGGACGATCACCGCGGAGGTGACCGGCTGCTGATCCTCGTCATACCAGCCTGGGATGGTGACCTGCTGCAGCTCGACGTGGACCGTCTGGGCCAGCTCGGCGTCCTTGGACTTGCGCTGCACGATCTGCATGGGCACGCAATCCTTGCCTGGCACGATGCTGATCTCGATGTCCAGAGCGCCTCGCCAGGCGCTGGAGCCGCGCGCACGGTGCTGGGCCTCTTCAGCCACGCCAGTGTGGTGGACCAGGATCACGCTGCAGTGGAACTCGTTCATCAGGCTGTTGCAGGCGTCCAGCATGGTCTTGGCGTCCTGGGCGCTGTTCTCGTCGCCGGCCAGGAATCGGTGCAGGGTGTCGACCACGATGATGGCCGGGTTCTCCGGCAGGCCGCGTACCTGCTCGACAACCTGCAGGTAGCCGGCCGGGGTGTTGAGGTCGCAGCCGTCCTTGGATAGCCACATGGCCAGGGAGCCGGCCTGGTGGTGGTGCTTCCAGGCTGCCACGCGACCACGCAGGCCGTGGTGGCCTTCGCCGGCCAGGTAGACCACATTGCCTGGCCGAACCTTCTGGCCACACCACTCGGCCATGCCGCTGGCCATGCGCAGGCACCAGTCGAGCACCACGAAGGTCTTGCCGCCGCCCGATGGGCCGTGGACCATGATCAGCGCCTGGCTCTGCAGCCAGCGCTTGACCAGCCAGGAAATCGGGGCCGGCTGGGCCGAGAAGTCATCGGCCGGGATCAGCCAGTTGCTTTTCGGTGGCAGCAGCAGGCTGGCCAAGTCATGCCCTGCTTGGGCATAATCGTTTGCGTCTCCCTCGATTGGCGGCATTACCATCCTCGCTCCAAATTTGGCCGAGGCCTGTTCCGCGTATCGCTGTCCCACCCCAGACTTGTCGTTGTCGGCCACGATCACGATGTCCTGTGTCGCGCCGTACATCTCCCGCAGGCTGCCAGTCACCGGCACAAGGTTGCTGGCGCTGTAGGCCACCACCACCGGCCGTCCTGTGGTCTCGTGGACCGTGGCCGCAGTTGCGAACCCTTCGGCCACAAACAGCGTGCCAGGCTCGTCCATCGTGCCGACCATCCAAAACTTGCCGCCCGTCTGGCCGCCTGGGTGGTAAAGCTTGCCGCCATCGTGGCTGATGTACTGCAGGCTGCAGAGCTGGCCATCCTTGTCGAACAGTGGCACCACAAGCCGGCCATCGCCTGTGATGCGCGCGCCATGCGTCTTGATGCCCTTGCGCGCCAGGTAAGGGTGATCTGGATGTGCCGCGGAGGCCGACGACCAGATGGTCTCGACCGTGCTGGCTGCCACCTGGTGCTGGCGCTCCAGCTCGGCATCGCGCAGCACCTTGGCCTCGGCCACGCGTTTGGCGTGTGCCATCTCTTCTGTTGGTGTCAGTTTTCGGCCAATGTCAGCCTTCCAGGTCACCTCGATGCCAGCCCTCCAGCATCCGAAGCGGCCGGCCGGCACGCCATCACCGAAGACCAAATACCAGCCTGGCTTGTCGCCGCCCTTGCCGCCTGTGCCCTTGGTGCCGGACCTGAACCTGTGAATCTTGCCGTCCAGGATCACCTGCTCTGGTGGCTCGAGGCCGGCCGCCTTGATGGCGTCAATGAGCTGCTCTTCTGGTGGTGCCACCCTCTTCTCGGGTGGTGGCGACCAGGGGCCGCCCAGGACTTTGGACAGGTCAGCCATGCAATGTCGCCTCCTGCCGTGTCAGGTAGTCAGACAGCGCCTTGACCGTCTCGTACAGGGGCTTGGAATCCTCCTGCATGAACCTGTAGACCGTGGCCGGGTGAACCCCAGCGTTCTCGGCCACGCGCTTGAGATTGGCGTCCTCAAGCCGTTTCTTGATTTGCTCGACAGTCAGCATATGTTGCACCTCTGAAAAAATTTTTGCGGGAGTGCTTGCACTATACCCGATTTTCGGTTTATGATGCAACCACTGCGCGAACGGAATTGCCCGAAGGCGCAGCAACCAAGAAGGAGAGCCAACATGGCAATCAACGTGAAGACCACAGGCAGCCTGGCTGCCAATGGTGTGAAAGTCCTGGTCTACGGCCAGGCCGGTGCAGGCAAGACCTCACTGATCAAGACCCTGCCGCAGCCCATCGTGCTGTCTGCTGAAGGAGGCTTGCTGTCCATCCAGGACGCCGACCTGCCCTTCATTGAGATCAGCGACATGGAGACGCTGCGGGAGGCCTACACCTGGCTGACGCAGTCCGACGAGGCCAATGGGTTCCAGTCGGTCGCACTGGACAGCATCAGCGAGATCGCTGAGGTGGTCCTCAATGCCGAGAAGAAGGCCACCAAAGATCCACGCCAAGCCTACGGTGCGATGCAAGAGCAGATGGCCGACATCATCCGCGCATTCCGCGACCTGCCTGGCCGGCACGTCTACATGAGCGCCAAGCTGGAGAAGACCCAGGACGAGATGGGCCGCGTGCTGTATGCGCCCTCGATGCCTGGCAACAAGACCGGACAGGCGCTGCCCTACTTTTTCGACGAGGTGCTGGCGCTGCGTGTCGAGAAGGACAGCGACAACAACACCCAGCGCGCCCTGATGTGCGACTCGGACGGCCTCTGGCTGGCCAAGGATCGGTCGGGCAAGCTGGACGCCTGGGAGGCTCCTGATCTGGGAGCCATCATCGCCAAGATCGGAGGCAAGTGATGAACATCCGCGAAATGCTCAACACCGAAGGCTTTATCAAGACCGTCACAGACGTGGAGCAGTTGGCCGCCATGTGGGTCTACGCCAAGGACACGGAGACCACCGCAACGGCCGACCGTCGTGCGATTGAAGACCAGATCAGGAAGATCGCCAGCATCCGAGACGATGTGGAAGGCACAGAGAACCTGGCGCTTGAAGGCTTCAAGGTTAAGGTGGTCAGCCGCATCGACCGCAAGGTCGACGCCGACAAGGTGCAGGAGCTGGCCGCCGAGCACGGCCTGACCGATCACCTGAGCACGCTGTTCCGGTGGAAGCCGGAGATCAACATGGCCATCTGGAAGGCAGCAGACGAAGCCATCACCAAGCCGCTGGCAGCAGCAATCACGGCCAAGCCTGGCCGCCCTTCTTTCACCATCGAACCCATCACCACCAAGGAGTAATCATCATGGCTTTTCTCGGACAAACCTATGCAGCATCGGACCTTCCCCAGGGCAACAACAACTACGAGCCGCTGCCGGCTGGCTGGTACACAGCCAACATCACGCAGGCTGAGCTGAAGAGCACGGCCGCTGGCGATGGCCAGTACATCAAGCTGCGCTACGACATCACCGGGCCGACTCACCAGGGCCGCGTGGTGTTCGGCAACCTCAACATCAAGAATGCCAGCGCCAAGGCCGAGGAGATCGGCCGCCAGCAGCTTGGTGAGATCATGCGCGCCATCGGCCTGGCCAAGGTCCAGGATACCGACCAACTCATCGGTGCCAGCATCCAAGTCAAGCTGGACGTGCGCCCTGCACGCACCGACGAGAAGACTGGCAAGACCTACGAGGCCAGCAATGATGTGAAGGGGTTCAAGGCTGTCAACGGTGGCGCAGCGCCCACCTTCGCCGCAGCCGCTTCAGCACCTGCTGCTGCAGCTCCTGCAGCCTCTGCAGCGCCGGCCAAAGCCGCGCCGCCCAAGGCCACGCCGCCTTGGCAGAAGAAGTAATCAAAGAAAAGCCCCAGGGACCGCGAGGCACCTGGGGCAATGTGGCAACTACAGGAAGGAGACGGGCACCATGAAGATACCCGAGGCAAATCATAGCATCCAGGTGCTGAT